CGGATGATTGCCGTCTTACCTGAATCGGATGTTCCCACAATGACATTGACTCCAGGAGAGAACTCAAGTTCTGTGTTTGCATGACTTTGAAAGTTTTGTATGTGAATTGATTTAATCATATAATACCGCTTTATACATTATATAATCTCCAGAATTGTATAATATCTTTGCATTTAATTCGTCTGTAAAAACTATTATAATGGACGTCATTATTTTATGAGCACATACCCAACATGGTTTTTCTGCTTTCATCGCACATTGTTCAATATATTTTCTAACTCTGACTACTGCCTTTGCATATTCCTCTCTTGTAATTTTTTCCTCTGCCATTTTATTAGTACTTTTGTAAATCGTTTATAGCAAGTTCAAGTAACCACAAAGCATCTGCTTCATTATCATCTTTACCGGGATAATCAAGTTTGTTTTTTGCGGCCTCAATCATAGCTGCTTTATTGGCATTGCCTTTTCCAGTGGCAAACTTCTTGATTTCCTGAGAGGAATACCCACGATATTGAATACCAAGGTCTTCGCAAACAACCTTGACCTGCCCTTGTAATTCTGAATGGACGATCACTGCTCCAACATGTCGTCCTCCGGGCCTTTCAAAGACTACTAAATTAATACCTTCCTTGGCAATAATCTCGTTAAGTTTATACCGGAAACGAATAAGTCGCATTCCAATGCTTTCATCACGTTTAGGCGTTAAATCCCACACGCCGTATATAGACCTGTCTACGGCCCATCCGCAGTGCGTAGCGACATCAAGGGCCAGGATTTTGGCATTTATTACTGGCTTTACAGAACTGACTCGTTTCATGATCTTTTAGGTTTACGATCACTTTTGAATTTTCTCTCAATATTTTCCCACAGATGGATCACTTCTTCCTTTAATTGTTCTTCCAATGCATTATCTTCCACATACTTGATAGCCTCTTCAATACTTCTTCCGATATTCTCCCCACCTAGCTTGTAAGTAGTTGATTTGGTATAGGTCTTGATATACCGAAGATTTTGCCGGATATCATCAATTCCATAATCAAATATGATAGTTACCGGAGCGGTGCGATAGGGCTTGCTAATGGAACTTTTCGATATTTCAATCTGAACGTTTACGCCTATCACTCGCTTGACTTCCTTATCCGCCACTTTCCGTATTTCGTAAATCTTTTCAGGATTGAAGGTTCTGAGTCTCAAGCTAGAATAGAATTCCATGGCCATCCCTCCGGGAGCTTTGTACTTTTGCCCATATGCCCCGGCATCCAAGTTCTCTCTTACCTGATTACTGCAAACCATCAGATAGCCTTTCTGCTTAAGAATACGGCAGGTCTTACGGAGTTCCTCACTGAACTCTTTTGCCCTTCGCATCCCCATCTTATCCCCTTCTTTCGCCTCCATTTCCATATCAGTAGAAAGTGCAGCGAGGGAATCCGCAAATACTCCATGCACATCCCCTTTATTACTAGGCTTCCATTCCCGTACTGCTTTGAAAACTTCCGTTACAGTATCCGGTTGAGAATAACTACCTTCCTGTAACTCCAACCCGAATAACTTTGCAAATTGAGGATTGAGTCGGGCTTCAGGATCACTGAATTTAATATCCCCTCCCAAACGTTGGATGGCCCCGGCTATTTCAGAAAGCAGGACAGTCTTACCACTTCCACTTGGACCAAATATCTCTACCAAAATACCACTGGGTATTCCCCCTCCGTGGATTCTATCCCCTGATATATTCAAATCAAGTAGGGTACTTCCCGTATGAATTATATGATCAAAATCTCCATCATATTCTTCCACAGGAGATGCTTTAGCAGACACCCTTTTCTTCATCTGACTACTCAGCGACTTCTCTACTTTCTTTATCCTTTGCATAACATTGATTTACTCCGGTTTTAATCTTTTCGATATAGGTTTCAGGAAGGCCACTGCGTTTAAGTTCATGAGATAATAGTTCAACGAATTTGATAAAGGTCATTCTTCTCCTACCTGAAACCCGTTGAATTATCCATCTCTGCCAAATTCTTTGCGTTATCTCCTGAACTAGAACTTTTTCGGTTTCCCCATGATTTTTAAGTCGGTCTGCAATCCAAGTGTTAATCAGCTCTTTTAGAATATTCGTCCTACTGGTTCCTTTTGCTAGGGTGTACAAAGTTACATAATTATAAACCTGTAGGGGGAAAAGTGCCCCTACAAGTTTACTTTCTGGATGTTTACCCTCTCGAAGGATACTGATTACCTTCTTTCCTTTTCGTCCAAGCAGTCGCTCCATATCCCGCAGGTTTCACATTCCTTAAAATCTTCGGCATCTATACCAAAGCGATGTCCGTGAGGACATTTGTTTTTACCCCCTGTAGGTTTCTTTGAGGTATCTTTGCCAGGAGCAGGTTTAGAACTTCTGGACATTCTCGATCTTGGAGCCTCTTCCTCTTCTTCCTCTTCATCATCATCAGGCTCTTCTTCATCCTCTTCCTCTTCCTTTTTTGAGGGACGGGGTTTTGTTCTTGAAGATGTTTTTCTAGCAGAAGGTCTGGTATCTTCTTCCTCTTCATCATCGTCATCATCAGTTTCCTCTTCCTCTTCCTCTTCCTCTTCTTCCTCAATCTTACGCCTCCGTGGAGTACTGGAACGTGTTTCAGTATGACGTTTTTCTCTCTTCGACCTTGGGGTTTCCTCTTCCTCTTCTTCAATATCTTCCCCAACCTCTTCTGTATCTACCTCAAAGAACTTCGCCTGAAGCTCATCATAGGGGAGAATATTTATAACGTCATCGAGTTTTGGGACTTCTTCCAGAATGGACTCATCATACGCTTCTTTCCTCTCTTCAAAGTCTATACGACTTGCTTCTGCGTAAGGCTTACCACCCCCAACAGTTGAAGAATCAAAGCGAACTTTGAGGGTCAAACCTTCTTCAAGGTCCGGGAATATCTGAACGCTATCATCTGTCTGAATCTCTTCATTGAGGAGTTTCTGGAAGTTATAATCTGCAATATCGAAGATATGTGGAACGGCTTCCTCTTCCCTGTCATTGAGTGGAACTACTACATACAGATTCCTCTTGGAAGGACGGAGAGCTTTGATATCTTCCTTGTCAGCTCCCTGTTTCTGAAGCTTGGCCCGGTATTCACATATTGGACAGGGTTTCTTGGCTGTCATAAGAGGGCATATAACAGTATCATTCCCAGCTCCAACATTACGGTGAGTCCATATTGGAGATTTGTACCACAGAGAACCTTCAACAGCTATTTCTTCCTCTTCATTGCGGTCAGGGTGTTTTTTGCTCGTAACCTCATAAGGAAGGATGTCAAGTAGAACGTTGCGGCTGCCCGGTTTGGCACTCCATACGTTTACTCCTTTGGGAAGGTTAAGGTATCCATATGAAGAAGCCTCTCGCTGCTGACGGGCGACATCCTTACCGACCTTTCCACTAAATCTACTTTTTGTTTTCTTCATTGTGTTCTTTTTTAAGTTTATTTGATCTTTTCAACAGAAATTTCTCTCCGAAATAAGTCCATACTCGTATCTGAATATAGCTTGCAACTATAGCTATTACCACAAGACAGATAATACCTATTCCAATCCACTCAATTGTCGTCATCTTCTCTCCTAGTTTTACGGGCCATTCTACTTTTTATTGCGGAATTAGCTGAACGGGTGCTTTCTGCCTGCCGGACTTCAAATGAAAGGTCCCTGGGCATTTTAGGTCCTGCAAAATACTGCTGTCCATGTAAGCGGACGAGGTTCTCTAAAGCATCCTTACGAGCATCAAAGGCCCGAACAGCACTCTGGGCTATATCAGATTCATACTTGGCTTCAAGATAAGCCTTATTGGCTTTCTGATAACGGGAATCTGAAATGATAGCTGCTAGAACAGTAGCCTCCGTAATCTTTGCAATATCAAAGGAATCCGGGTTCATACGTATTTCCTTATCCAATTCGGACCGCATAATGTCAAGCTTTTCCTTGGCAATATCGGTTTCCATACGCATTCTCGCTGCGTGTTGAGCGTACCGAAGCATCAGCTTTGGTTGTCCTAACCACTCTACATCAAGAGCAGTCTCGTCAATTTTAATGTCCTCTTCGTAGTTCATATCTTACTTCTCGTAGTTAGTTTTATTGTTTGCTTTATATCTTCCATTCGTGCATCAAAGCGTTTCATTCCTACTAGTATATCATTGTCAACAATAGATAATCTATTGCGGATGTATAGTAGTTGTTCCTCAAGCCAAACGGCATAGTCAGCATCCGATTCAGGGTATTCTCCGGTATCGAAACGATATTCAAGTTGTAAATCTATCCGTGTCATATTTATCCTTTTACTACTGAATAACAAGCATATACGACTCCGGGGAATCCTATGTTGTAAGTTGGCTCCCAGAAAGCTTCTATAATAGCTGCAGCCCGATCATGTTCATTGCGAAGTAGAGTGGACTGACAATAACCCAAAACCATCCTACGAATGTTTTCAGGTTCCTGATCTCGTATGGAATCCAGTATAGTTTTCACCTTCTTCCAATTGCTATTGTCCATCAAAGCCCTACAAAGGTTTATAACTTCCCCCTGTTGAGCTGCAGTCTGACGAGCGACTTCCATTCTCTGCTCTGCAGGGGCGTTAATAACCTGTTCGAGAATGTTAATTGCATTTCTAGGTAATCCCAGACTATCCTGAATGATCTGATCCTGTATTTCATCTTCGAGGGCTATCCCTTCAGCCATTAGGATTTTTCTGAACATTCCCTTCATTTGGGAATCGTTCAAGGGTTTTACCTGTAATTGGATACAACGCCCTTTTATAGTCTCCAGTAGCTTATTTGGTTCAGTCGTGCATAAGACAAAATAAACATGACTTGGGGGTTCTTCCAATATCTTCAGTAAAGCGTTCTGTGCATCGTTAGTAAGTTTATGACACTCATCTATGATCCAAATCCGGTTAGCAGATGAAGTAGCCATATACTGACTCTTCTTTCGCAGGTCCCGAATCGTATCAATGCCTCTGAAATCGGCACTATCAATCTCTCTCCGGTCCTCTCCTTCACAACCAAGCCTCTTGGCTATGATGCGGGCAATGGTAGTCTTTCCACATCCGGTCTGACCATGAAGTAAAAAGGAATGAGGACATGTTTCTAGGTTAGATAACATACCCTTCAAAGTATCCACAATGTCTTTATTCCCTTTAATCAGGTTTAGATCATCTGGGCGGTATTTTAATGCTAAACTCATAATTATTTTTCTATATTATACAAATAATTTTTTATTTACTTTTCCTCTATCCACGGAGAGTCTACAGGATATACTTCCATATCCACTTCCAATGGTATGATAATCCATTTCCAAGTAGCAGGAAGGTCCTCACAAGTAATCTTGTGAATCTTCTCCTTGAGATATTCGAGTTCCTCCGGTAATACATCCAAAATCATAGAGTCATGTATTTGACCGATTAAACGGCTTTGTAATCCTTCGCTGAGGAGTAACTTGTCTAGCTGTATAAACGACCAAAGGAGACAATGAAAAGCAGCCCCCTGAACAGGGTAGTTAATACTATCATTACGACTCATCGGACCCCAGCATCGGAATCCGGTAAACATATCTATGTAGCCGTACTTTTTATAAGTCTCATACCAACGATCTTTCCAAGCGGTATAATCCGGGTAACGCTTTTCCCAAAAGTCCGTCTCAATCCGTTTAATATGATTTTCAAAAGCCGAAAAGGATTTAATACCCTTGGATATAAGATGATCTGATATATTCCCTTCTTCGAAAGTAACTCCCATCCCTTTAGACCATTTCCCTTTGGGAAGTTTGCACCAACCATTAGCTATGTTAGTAGCACAGTTCTTAAAGTAGTCTCCATAAAACTGCGGGAATACGAATCCATTCTTTGCAGCCTGTCGTAGAACTTTATGATCTGATCTAGACTTATCCAACGAATCCAGAAGGAATATCTCACGGGCCATATCAGCGTGCATATCCCCGTGCATGATATCATATTCTAGTTTTGGATCACGGTTGTAGCAGTAGGAAATCCGCACTTCCAACTGTCCATAGTCTACCTCTAAAAGCTGATGCCCCGGTCTAGGGAACAGGGCCTTTCTACAGATAGAATACATTTCCGCATCACGTTTAGGTATATTTTGAAAGTTGGGGCTGTCTGAAGAGGAGCGGAAAGTGCGGACTAAATGTAGATTGAAGAACGGGTGAATATACCCGTCCACCTGTTCCCTAGCAAAGGCTTCCAGGACATCAAGAGCTTTCTTATACTTATTTCGCTTAACAAGGAATTCCAATTCAGGTATAGCTAGTTCCTGCAAGGCTTCTTCATCTGTGGAACCCTTACCGGTATCAGTAAACCTAGTTGGTTCTATTTTCTTTACTCCGTAAAGGAAGTTACCCAACTGTACTCCAGAATTGATATTAACCTTGCCTTTGGTAGAGTGTTCCCAATGGCGGTATAGAGAGGTGGCTTTAAAGGAATCTTCTAGCTGTTGCATTCTACGGGCGAGTTGAATACGTTTTCTTTCAACGTATTCCATATCCACTCGAATCCCCTGCCTTTCAGCTCGTGCTAGGGCTAGAATTCCATCATGCATTAATCGGTAGGCTTCTTCTGATCTGACGTGGGTATCCATTCTTTAAATCGTTTTTCAAATGTTTTTACTATTTCATCTACTTTACAACTGAATACAGTATCAGACATTTCTTTCAATCCCTTGATTATTTTCAATTCATATTCAATATTATTGTAATTCTCAAGGGTTATCCCACATTTGTTTACAAAGTCTGCAAACATACATAGTCTTGAATAGACAGCACTTCCGTACACTTTATGCACTTGTTCGGCACTATGCCTTCCTACTAACCATAGTAGAAAGAACGTGAGTGCTAATGCCCCCAAGAGGACCAAAATTTGAGCACTTGTAAGAGTCTCTTCCATCGTTCTTCTTTTTTTATTAGTTTCTGTAAAAATTCATGACGTAGTTTTCTTTCTCCCATCGGCCACCAATATGGTTGATACTTATATGCATCATCTGGTTTATATTTTGTTATATAGTCATGTAAAACTCTTTCTTCAGATGATGTTATTATATTAAGTAATAGAAGACGTCTAATTAATAGACACAATCCCGAATAAAACAATGGACCATCAATTTTTTTGTCCAGAAGTTCTAATAACTCAATAATTGATCTGTCTTTCATGATTAGAAAGGTAATAAGATTTCACTTTGCTGTAACATAGCTAAACGATATTCGTATATCGAATCTAGAGCACAGTAATACATTAACTTTTCAGAACCCCCTGGCATTTGCAGTAGTTCATATATTCTATTAATTGCATTACTATCTTTCTCGTTATTGGAACGTAAATAAGGGGCTATCTCACTATCATAGTCTACTATCCCAAAGTGAACATAAACCAAGAATTTTAAACCAGTGACCCCATATCTATTATCCAATATATGAGCTGCTATCATCGTATCCCATACCCAGTTCTGAACTTCTACCCTCAATTTAGATTGAGTCCACATATGTTCGAACTTCATGTTTTGAGCTATTTTTCCAACCTTTGGATCAGTTAGTAACCGGATAAAGGGTTTCCATTCCAATGGAGTTTTTGGAGAATGGAATACGTAGCAGTGATCTGGGGAATCTGCTACGGATGCTATTACAATCCTGTGAGCTCTTGCATGTGGTTTCTTTCCGGTAGTCTCATAATCAAAGGAAATTACTCCATCTTTGATCCGATCCAAAACCCTTAAGTCCGGGGGGTATTCTACATATGGCTCTTTATGCTTGAGGAAAGGCTTTTCCAAAAGGGAGAAAGCCTCCCTCAAATCCCTTATCCATATGGAATCTATATCAGCACTATCTGAACGCTCTACGAAACTAGGATGGTAGGTAGGACAAATCCATGTATTCAAATCCTGATCAGGTATCTGCCATCCTCTCCACTTGGAGATGCCTCCTAACTCCTTCTTCCACCTAGAACCTATTACGCTAGTCACTGCTGAATTACCTAGCAGTACAACTAGTTTAGGATTATATTGATGAATATACCGCAGCGTAGTTCTTCTGCAGTTCTCAATCTCATCATTCGTGGGTGCTCGATTATCCCCTCTAGCATCAGTCGGCCTACAGTGACAGGCGTTAATGTTAATGCAATCTTCAAACAGGTCTATCCCCAATTTGCGATAGGTCCGCTGAAGTAACTTTCCTGTTTTACCCTGCCAAGGTTTTCCAGCAGCATCTTCTTCTTCTCCGGGAGCCTCTCCGATATTCATTATTCCCTTTTTGAAATTTCCAAAAGGTTTCATCCTGGGGGTGTTTACATTTTTGTAAAGCCCACAAGAAGCACAGGAACGAACTTTACCATCCGGACGGGAAACTGAAGCGGTTTCTTTTGCTGTAAAAAATCCTTGCATCATACTTTCAATAGTGATACATATTCCCAGCCCTCTCCTACAAATTTTATTTTGTTAGTTCCGATCAGGCATAAAGTAGTTCGCTTGAGAATATCCTTCAAGAAAGAGGGAGCTATTCTAATTGAAAATTCTCCACTTCCTTCATATTCTGCTTCCACCTCTTCCTCAAACCAGGCTACATCACATTCAGATACTACTCTGAATTTACCGCCTTCCAATTCAAATATTACTTCTTCATCTACAGCAGTTTTACGAGCGGATAAGATAACTGCTCTACTCAGAACCTCTTCTATGGTTTCAGGTAATACAAGCCTTTTACCATCTAGTTTTAACCAAGAAGTAGCATTAGGATAAGATTCCTCAAATATGCGACTGGAAAATTCTGTCCCTTCTTCCGTCTTGAAATGGATCCATCCAATCCCTTGAGCAATATGGGTAATGTTAGGCAGTCTGATTAGACTAGAGATGTTAGAAGCAGGGATTACAAAAGATTCCACTTCCAAATCTCCTTTTAGTGCATATCTAGCCATTCGGTATCCATCGGAAGCTTCTACAAATCCTTTAGAACTTACATGAATACCAGACAGTATAGGAGAGTCCAACCCCCTACCGGCTGAGAAAACAACAAAGGACAACGCCTCAATAAGATTTTCCGGTATTAGGGTCCAGGCATCCCTATCTTCAATCTCTTCTTCAATGGGTAGGTCTATCTCTTTTTGTAAAAGTAATCCTGAACGCATTTTACCTGCCTTGATTACGATCTCGGAATTTTTATTCCGGGTAAGTTCTATTGTTTCCTCTTTTATCCTCTCCAGTAAAGGGTATAAGATTTTAGCCTCAATAGCTCCTTCCAGTCCTTCCATCCCTTCAATAGGATGTGAAATACTGATTTCGTCGTTGTACGTTACTACTCGGTCTTTCAAAAAGGCAAACGTGGTTGCCTGTTCGATCGCCATTTCTTTATTAGATACTCCGGGACTTACAATACTCAAAGTGTCTAACAGTTCTTTTCGATTGATTTTCATGATGTTCTTATATATGAATAAATTTTAACTTTTGAAATAGGATTCATTTTATCTTTAAATCTTTCCAATCCTAAATTTCCTAGCGTACCTCCATCATTTACAAGTTTTTCTCGTTGTAGTATATCCTCATCTGTGAAGAAAAGATACCGCATAAATTCATCTAGAAAGTCCTCTCCAGGTTTTACTATACAAACCCGATAATTTATGTATTTCCAGTTTTCGTCCCAGGCGTTAATTCCTATTAACTGCCCTGTACTATTATACAAAAATTTCCTTTCTATACCGGAGAACTGTGCAAAAATGGCAAATCTGGCTAGGAACTCGGCATCCTCCACCGACTGTTTACGAATCTCTAACCATTCTCCAATTAGCTCTCCTGCTTCTTTCAATGTTGGACTTTTTTCACTATAAGTCCACCCGATATTTCGAGAAGGCCATTTACGCACGTTCTTGCGAAACGTTTCCCAATAACCTCCTGTCATCGCAGTGAAATTATGAGGACAGAAAATATACTGCCAATCCAAAAACTTGTAATCAGAACTGATACTTGAACCGGAATCCCCAAACAAAGCCCAGATACGACTCGCACTATAATCTATGTTTGAATCTCCTAAAGGTAAAGGAGGAAATACACACCAGTTCTTATCCTGTATCCATACCCACCCGTCTTTAACTCGCCCTCTTAAATTACTCAATCGAATGTAAGCAAGACTCATAAAGAAGTTTGGTTCTACTTTTAACTCACTCGCCCTCGTCAAGTAAAGTTCTGCGTTTGTTTTTGTCATCTGGAACTTGTTCTTTCTTCTTGTTTTTACTCTGAGGTAGCCGTCCGCTCTTAATGTGAGCTATCAGCTGCCTGCTTACGCCTCCTGACTTTCTGCTCTTGCCTCCCATTGTTTTGTACCTCCCTTATTTTAATTATTTCATCATATAAACACCCTGCTATTAGGGCTACCATATCTTTCTTTTCCCGATTGAAACTCCGGACAATTATGAAAGAGCCTTCTGTTTCACGACCTGAGAATTCAAACTTAAGATCGTCTTCAAATTGAAATAGACTCGCCAAGTCATTTGTTTTTATTCCCACTGGACCGAAGCCTTCTTCCAACTCCAAAGTTCCAAATCTTTCCAATTCCTGTGTGACTGTTATAACTCCTCCTGAATAGATATTGCGTTGGACGATGGTGTAAGAACCTCCTTTTTCTCCCGAAAACTCAACATGACTCAAATCTGCATCCAATAAGCTCATTATGGCTTGATTCAACATTATCCCCTTTACCATTTCAGGAGCGGTAGTAACAAGATTATTGAACATTTGACGGACCTCTTCAGGAGAGTATTCCGCCCTTCCACAACTTTTGTTCCGTACGTGCCCGGCCTTTTTAGTTTTAAAAATGATTTTACCATCTACTTCTTCAAATTCAGAGCCTTCATAGTCACTCGCTCTGAAGGAGATTGGTTGAGTAAATGTTGGCTCTTTAGGTTTTAATCTGAACCGTACTAGTACGGTATGGTCGTAATTGAGAATGTAAATCTCCTTTCCATCCGCATATACGGAATTTCGAAGACCTCCATTCTGATCCATAATTTGGGCAAGAGCAAATATTTCCTCTACCACTTTTCCATTAGGTTCTTTAGCTATGTTCATATAATTTCATTTAAAAGTTTCTCCCTATAATCTTCACCTTTTACGTATGTCCAAATAGTTCCATCTTCATCCAGTCCTACTGCGGTTAATCCTGCCGCCCAGCGATGACTGTAGGCAACATTACCTTCCAGATTCCAAAGTCTTTTTACTTCCTCCTTGAGGTCTTCAGTAAGGAATCCCCCATGTTCCTCCACCCACTGTACATAATCCTTCCAACTGGTTTTCAATCCAATCCGCTCCTTTACAAATCTAGCAGCCATTACAGTACATCCGTAACTGAAGCCTCCCTTAAACCAATCCCCGACTTCACAACAAACAGACTGATCATTAGTTGGAACGTTCCCCATATCGAACGTACTACAACTGAATCCTCTTTCCCGGAATAAGTCCATAAACTTGCCTAGTAGTAGAGAACCCAGTGGTTGACTATCACATCCTGCTAAGAAAATGCGGTCAAAGTCGTATCCTACATTTATAAAACTTTGACGTATTCCTTGATTTTGGGCAGTATAAGAGTAGGTATCAAAAGTAATATGTCGCACTCCGGCGTTCCATACATCTTCCATGTACTTTTCAACCTCATCAGGATCGTCCGTAAGTAAGAACAAATAAGGTTCAATACGAGCCACTACACGAACTCCTGCAGCAGATAATTCACTCATAGCTTGTATTCTTTCTGAATATGTAGGAGCACCTGGTTCCAGTTTCTTTAACACTTCATCACTACTAGATATAAGAGTAATGTGAATAGCCGTCCCAGCCTTATTGTCAGCTAAAGCTCTCAAGTATTCATCTTCAGCCGGAAGTGCCGCCTTACTGTTTATCATTACCGGATATGAAATATCTTTTAGGTATTGAAGCATCTCTAAACTGATATGCTCCCGTCCTTCCTTCTTGAGAAAATCTTCAAAGCGGATTCCCATACGAACTGGAATCTCTAAAGCAAAAGCTTTATTGATACCTGTTAAATTCCTCTTCTCATCAAAAGACATAGCCCGATACTTCGCCATTTTATCCATCTCTTCCTTGTAATACGTAGGATTGCAATGGCGGAATCCCATCGTTTTACTGTTATCAAAGAAGGCCGTGTATAATGAAGCCCTAAAGGCATTGGCGTAACAATACGAACAAGCAAACGGACAAACTAACCCATCCCAGATGTCCATATTGAAAGGCATGGGACAGGCAGATGCCCTAACGGAGATTTCAAGAAATGAATTTATTTCCTCCGTATTTAACAAACGTTCCTGTTTACGCCATTCGTTATGGACTAAATTGAATTGGCTGTAATTCCGTTTTCGTCCTTTCTCTCTAACCTGATCCTCCTTACGGAATGTGGCCTTCAACTGATGAGACATTCCTCCCACAGCTCTTGCTATGATTTTTCTCAATTCCCAATAGTTCATCCTCTTAATTTCTTACGTTTTTCATATAATTTGCTCTCCCAGTCTTTCGGTAATTCTTCTCCAATCATAGTAGGTAACATTAACAATAACGCTTTTACATAGTCTATGCACATATCTACTGCTATATCAGCTCTCAATCCAGTAGATTGAGTAGTTTCCTCTCCAAACAGACCTTTAATCTTCCAAGGTTGTCCAGGAATGTACCCTTCCATTAACGCTTTGAAAAGATCATAATTCTTATCAAATTCACGAATTATTTTTCCGGTTTTCCTGTCTAGAATAATACACCCCTTGCTATAAGGTAAATTTGGTTTTAGAATGTAGTTCTCCTCATAATTATTTATCTTCCAAATCTTTATGAGTTCTTCATAAGTAAAGTGTTTAACCGTGCCTGACATTTTCTATAAATTTAAACATTATTTTCCTATATTCCAAAACAAAATTCGCTCTGGAATATACTGTATTTTTACTAACCATTCCCAAGCCTTCAGATCGTAGTATGGATGACATGGGAAAGGACATTCCTGATAGCTCCGCTGAGTGTACTCCCAACCTTTGTCTATCAGTTTCATTTTTACAGGGCTGTCCGATAATCCGAATTCAAATATACCAGCCTTGTTTTGAATAGACATTCGCTTTCTTTTCAGATTGCTACTACGAGTTAAGATACCATATAAAGTTACGGGGACACCTAAATCATGTAATCCCCTGAAGATTCCAGCGTATATTGTACCACTGCCCACGCTTACTACTACTGATTTGATATTTTCAGAAGATAAAGCCTGCATAGTTTCAATAGTCTCTACACGAGTGGCCTCCATCGTTTCCTCAAAAGGTAAACCTAAAGGGAGCATAATAGAATTCTTGTAGGTCCTCCGTAAGATGTTAGCAGCAATATGCACGTTTACAGAAGCCATTCCAGCCTGAATCGGAACTATGATTGGATCAAACTGTTTCCATTGCTGGCGATGGTATTTTAAAACTTCAGGGGTTTGCTTGTACTGAGGATCAAACAGAACAGCTTTTAGTCCCAATTCCTTACAGGCCCATGCTACTCCCCAACCAGCCATGCTAATGGACGTTTCAGTATATCCTACATATTCTATTCCTTCCCGTTTCAACCTGCGTAGGTGTTCGATTATACCTCTACATTTGGAGAATGGAGGAGCAGGAGGAGGAAAACATAAATCATCCCGTTTTACTAAGACATTATAGTGTTCTTCAATAGGAGTCATTTGATATCTTTTAGAGTGTAGAAATCTTTCGTATTTCCTTCAATAATAGATTTCCCCATATTCTCATCTCCAGTTCCATCAAAGGAGAGTTTGAATATTTCTTCTGGAGATTTACCACTCTGGTACAATTTCTTAAAGTGGTGAGTGTTGAAAGTACAAGGATTAGGAACATCCACTCCACAACACGTGTTCGCCTTTTCTACCCATGATAATCCTGAATTAACAAAGTCCGGGCATCCAAGTATAATGTTGTATTCCTTTGCCAACTCTAACAATCGGGCTAGAATTTTCTTCCATTTATCATCCTGATTATAGTACCAAATCTTTTCAATATCTACTCCAATATCATTCAGTCGTCGGGCTACAAAGGCGTTGAAATGAAAATTATAGGTGTTGTATCGGTTTATCTCGTAAGCCTTCAGAAGTTTTAAAGCATTCTCAAAATCTTCCACCGTATGGAATCCTGGAATGAAGGGTTCTCCATTCACTCCCACTGGGATTCCTAAACTTTTCCACCTATGAATTGATTTCAATCTGTCTTCTGGAGGAGTAGTTCTTTCCCGTTCCAATAGTTCCCAATCCTTCTCCAATCCGGGAGAAATCACAGGCATGATTGTAATCAATCCTCTACCATGAGCTCTCAATATATACCGATCATACTGTTCAAGCACAGAGGTGAACCGGGTCTGTATCACGAATGACCATTCTAATTCTGTAAGAATGTTAAATATCGGACGAGCTACCCGATGTTCCAGCTCTGCCATTTGGAACGGATCAGACTTGTTTCCCCAACGAATGGTTTTTCGTTGAGATAAAGCCCATGCTAAAGGAGTTTTTGGATGCTTGTTAGAAAGTCCAGAAACTAGCTTTCTCTTCAGTAGAGAAACATCCGCTGGTTTTAAATCCTGCCCCCACGTATGATTCAATCTGCGTAAGTAACAGTGCCAACAGTCTGTAAGACAGTTCCCGTAACTATCAATGGACAATGCGAGAGGACAGTACAGGCTGTCCCCTCGAATCGTCACACTGTTTTTTAACAACGCCTCCGACATTATTCCGTAGGGAATTTTACATCAAAGTGAGTCATTACCTTGGAAGCATACTTGATCATCATCGAGCTTTCGCTGTCGTTGGCGGAACCTCCCTTTTCAATGTAGACTTCGTTGGTTGCTTTTACCCAGTCCTTAACAGTCTTAGGTTTCTTTGTTTTCAGGGCATCACAGACAGCATCAATACGAGTGTATGATCCGGTCTTCCTGGGAGGTGGAGTCCTTTTTTCCTTCGGAGCTGCCGGTTTTTCTTTTCCTCCCTTGTCTTCTTTGATGATAGGAGCTTTGCTAGCAATATTCTTCTGATGAATCTTTTCTGCTACTTTCTGCTTTTCTTCCTTTTCCTCTTCATCATCGTCATCTTCTTCCTGCTCTTCCTCCTCTTCCTCTTCCTCTTCCTCTTCGGTTTCTTCAACCTCTTCCTGCTCCTCTTCTTCCTCTTCCTCTTCCTCTTTATTCCAACCAAGTTCAATCAGAACTTTTTCGGTTTCCTTCGAAAATTCATCATCCTTTTCGAGTACATCCGCAATCGCCTCCTTCAGGCCAGCGGTAATTTTCTTTACACCTGCTTTCAGGTCAATTGGAGGATCAACTCCCAATTCATTTACTTCAGCTGCTGCAGCTTTCAATGCTTTTTCGCTAATCATAATTTTTAAAAGTTTTGGTTTAACATTAAAACGTTTTTATGAAGATATTATACAAATAAATTTTTTCACCCGAAAATTTGCATATGCTATTTACTCTATTTGAGTTTCCTCCCACTGTGTTCCTGAACAATCTTCGGTTTGAGTATATTTCAACGCAAACTTCTTAAAACTCTTTCCTGCTGATCTCAATTTATCTTTTGAAATAACAAACCAGGCTTCTCCATCATCCACATTTTTCTTTTTATGATTTGTTATTCTGAAGATATTTTCTGCCATAGCTCCAATAGCAGAGGCCCCACGGAATCCTTTACTACCATCCTTCCCGGCATGGTGTAAAAGTAAACAGGCAACTCCCATCCCACGCAGGTCCCTGAGAAATGGATTAATTTTATTATTCCATTCGCTGTTATTGTTTTCATCTTCCAAGCCAAATAGAGTACTTGCACTGTCCAAGACAACAAGCCTATACTGCGGATGTCTCTTAAGCCAATTAACAATTTTTAACTGATTTTTCCTCTCCGACAAAATGAATGTGTCTCTTGTCTCTAACTGGTATTCGGGGATAGAGAGTACACGGATAGGGTAGTTCTGCCGTCCTAGCCATTCAAATTGGGCAATTCTTTTGAGCATTTCTACTTCCCCTAGCTCCCCGTCTATGTAAAGGCACCCTGTAGGATTTTTTACCTGCCACTCTCCGATCTCTGCTTCCTCACTGGTATAATCCTCCATTCCCAAAATATATGCTGCGGAGATTGTTAGCAGGGATTTACCCGTCCCAAAATTTCCATAAATTACTGTCATTTCACCCTCTCTAAGCCACGGAGCTATAAGAGGCTTGGGAGGCTTCCGCTTTTTATTTCGCATGCCTCTAACTGTCAGAATATAGTTATCCAGTCGCTGATCGTCCGATATCAACGGACGAAAATCCTGAACCATCCGGGAGGCTTCCTCTATTTTCCCGGCTGATATCAGGTCCTGAATGTTTTCAGATAGCAGGGAGTAATGCCTCTCGTTGAAATATCTTTCCGTTTCATCTATCAGAGGCTTGATATCTACCCCTTCCTGAGAATATTGAGAAGACAGGCCTGGAAGGATGTCCTGTTCTATTTCTTCTGCTACTGATTTGGGGAGCCTGGATTCTTTCAACTTGGAGAAGTAAAGAATCTCCATATCTGGACCTGGAGCCTTGTTATACTTATCAAAATATTCCCAAATCCATGTGGACAGGCGTTTTGCCATATCCGATTCCATCAAATCTATATTCCAAATGGCCCGAATCTTTTGACAGTATTCGGTGGAAGTTATGAGCCCAATTAAAATCTTTCGTTCTATCATGGAATATAAATTTCACCTGTTACACAATGATGATATTTACCATCTGGACCTAAATCATACTGAATACCATCATCTATAATGTAAGGTTTCATAAATTTTGTAAAAGGCTTATGCTTATCATCTTTTTTATTATTTCGCTCCCATGTGCGAATGGCAGCATGCCAATCCACCATATGGGTGTTACCCACTTTCCAACCCTTGGACGCATAAAAATCAAAAAAACTTTTTGCATCAACATTATTCTTTCTTTGGAAACAAAATTCTACTATCCATTCCAATTTTGGAGGAATAATATTTTTCTGTTGTTTCTCGCGGGCGGGTACGCCCGCGATAAGTATCCTAGTATTTTTATAGGTTGGATTTGCCAGCGCTGGCTTTTCCAGTTCTGGTGTGAGTCCCATACTTTCTAGGATATGCATATGTTCTTCGATGTTGAAATGATTAGGTTCATCAGTGTATGCCCAAAATATTCCTGCATACTTCTTTGTAACTTTGTCTTGATATCTAACTCTTTTTAAATAACCAAAGGACTCCAACTCGACCAAACCTGCCCTTATGGAGTCCTTTCCCTCTTTCATCATAGTTATTAAAAGTTCCAAGTGTGATTTCCACCCTATTTTGTTGGACAAAAGTATTGCAATAATTACTTTAGCCTTTGCAGAAATTTTCGGATTTCTTAAGAGTTCATTTGGAACCTGAGTAAACTGATGATGATAACTGCAATTAATTGCATCTGGGATGTTAAATTTTACAGATATTCTCTTCATAATCTTAAGGATTAAAAAAGAACTTGAAGATTTCGGTGACGGTCACACCTACTCTCTTCAAGCTCTCCAACTAAAAACCTTAAAAAAATGCCGGGTAAAATTTCTGACACGATGAGTCTCAAACAAGTTCCCGGTATATCATAGCTGACCGTCACTTTTAATTTCCTCCGCTAAATTAATTACTTATTTCCGAATAAAAAAATTTATTTATTACTTTGTTATACGTCAGTTAGTTAAGAATTGTACTCTGTATCTCCCCAACGTATACATTGTTATGAAATTCGTGTATGGTTATTACGAATTCAGGGCATTGACTCCTGCGTAAATAGAACCAGCGTTGATCTTCTGCGTCGTCAATATCGGGAGTAACAAATTCGTTTCCGTCCTCTTCTACTAGGTATGTATCATACCGCTTGTCAAATAGTTTGTATGTCTTCATTTGTCCTCTATTATTTTTAAGTTTGTCATGACAATATCTAAATAAGCCCCACAATCGAATCGTACAGCTCCGAAACGATCATAACATCTCCCATACGTACCTACTGCTACATCAGGTATTAGTGTACCTTCTTGACCTATCGTCAGTTTTGGATGATATTTAGTTAAATCTACTAACAATTTAACTCTTTTTCGCTTTCCGTAATACATTTTACTTTATGATTTGTTTTATTAAATAGTTTGCATCTTCCTGTTTCATTCCTCCAGGGTCCCCAACGATGGGAACGTGAAAGGCATCTACTCCTCTGAATCGAAGATCGGCCACTAATTTCTTCGCCTGAACGACGGCTTGAGGATCATCATCATACACTACTGCTACTCTCTTAAAGGTTTTTGCAATAATTCTGACTTGTTGAGGAATGTATTTTATTCCAAATGTTGCAAAGCTATTTACTCCTAATCTCCATACGTCAGTCGGTCCTTCTACACATATTCCAATATCTTTCCAGTACTCTTGCCTACCATAAATTATTTCCTTATGATGTATCAGTTCTCTGTCTTTGGGACAGGTAATATAACGTAATGGATGTTTATTAGTAATATCTCTTGATGTAAAGGATACTTCTTTTTGATCCCATACGATTGGAATAATGATACGATGTTTAAAATCTAATCCATCTAGTTTACTGATAGGACCTGTTCCAACAAGGTTCCAAAGCTTGCCTAATTCATCCGGGTCAAATCCTCTTCTGATAAGATATTGTCTATGGTTTGATCCCATTGGTTCTGTATAAGAAGGCATACGATGTGCCTTTATCCTAACCGTCGCTTCAGAGGATGGTCGGGACTTGGGGACTGTAAGGCCATACTGCTTTATAAACTTGCGGACTTCCGGTTCAGAAATATTTGTTAGCTTGGAGATAGTCTGAATTATCGGATGCCATCCACATCGCCAACAGTAATAGTAATTTCCGTCCAGGTCAAATCCTAGATGATAACCGGGATTCCCCGTACAAAAAGGACAAGAGGCGTTGATCCACCCCGGACGAGCATGGCGATGCCCTTCTGAAGCGTAATCAACGCCAAAGTCCCTATACAGTCGCTCGATATCCATTAAAACCTATACAGAGAATCTGATTGCTGAAGGTTTCTCAAGCGACATACGGAAGCCGTACCAAACGTTCCTACAGGCTCCAACCACAATTCGATTGTAGTTTTTGAAGAGTCTTCATATCCGAATATCTCGAACATCTTGCGAACGGTTTCGGTACATGAATAAGCTACTGAATTTTTACGGGGGGATTTGTCCCTCTTCTTGAAGCGTGGAGCGTTTTTAGGAGGGTTAAACAGGATGAAAGTACTTTGATTATCTTTCACCTGCATAGCTATCTCTGTTCCGTTAAGTTCCATTTTGTCCAACCATTTCTGGCTTATGAACAAAATTCCACCTGATGCCGTATCCTTATTTGAAAGGTAAATGGAAGCAGGAGTTCTCATTTCTCCTCTGCGTGAAGCAGTAGGTTTTTCATAATCAAAATTGAAATCAATTGGTAAGTTTGACATTTTTAATAGTTTTTAGTTAATATCTCGACCAAAATTCTCAGGGATTTTTCCCCATTTAACGTACAAAATTCCTTTAAAATCTCCGTCATCTGAAGTTTCAACATATCCTTTCTTACATAAGGAACTAATAACTCCAGAAGTAGTTCTTGGGGGCCATCTTAAAGCTCTTGTGATATCAGCTCCGTCTATACATGAATACCCAGGCTCCCCTTCTCTCCATGTAGATAACATTTTACAAAGAGCATCTAAAGCTTGATTTTCCAATGTAGTGAGTTCTTTGATAATTTCCATTTCTTTAAAGTTTTTAGTTATTATACAAATAAAAATTATTTCGAGTATGCATTTTTTAAATTACGCATTGCAACTCTAACGTCTTTCAATGTCCAATCGCTCTTTAAAAGCCTGTACCTTAACAGTAAACGGGCGTTGAGAGGATCCAAACACGAAAACTCTTCAGGGTGTTTTAATACTTCTTCAGCGGCCTTTTGAGCCGTGGATGATAGACCTTCCCAATAGGGAGAACCCGTTTGACTCCAACTTTTTATGGAGTCGATGGATTCTAAAGGTTCTGAATTCTTTTTCTCTTTCCGGATGTACAGTATCAATTCGTTTTTTACGAAGTTCCATACATACGTTGAAAGGGAAACTTTTTTAGATGGGTCATAAGATTTCAAGGCTCGTAAGTAATGATACGCAGCTTCTTGAAAAAGATCGTCCCAGTCAATCCCAGTAGAGTTATGAAAAGACCAAGCGATCTTCCGAATGAGATTAATATGTTCCATCTTTCTTTTGAGTATTACGCCTGTCTCTTATCTGACGTCGGTCAATATACTCATCTATTACATGTGACACGTCATTTAATTCATGCCATATGTAATTTATTTCCTCCTGATTAAGAAGATTATGCTCTATCATTCCTTTAATCAGGTCTAGCTTGTCGAAACAAAGTAATTTTGTGTAGTCCATAACTTTTTTCTAATTAGCAAATCTGACAAATTCCTTCGCTTGAAACCGGGTTATCATATCAGCTTTCATCATTTTAGTAGCTATACTTGCCCGATCTTCAGGATGTACGTACCGTAACAGGATAACATTATCCATGTTCCGTATTGCTTGGATCCAAAGCATAGTTCTGTCGCACGGGATTCCGGTATGGTATCCACGCACATTGCCTTCGGCTTCTCTTCTGATGTTAATCTGTTCTGTCGTCATAATATTTGTTTATTAATTCGGTTAATAAAGATTCTTGAGGGGTATCCCGTCCATCTAGAACGGCGTTGAGTACTTTCTTTTTCGCATCTAGTAATTCCGCCATTTCATATTCAATCGTATCCGTGGCTAGAAGATAATGCACAGTTACATTATCTTTCTGTCCGATACGATGACATCGGTCTTCGGCCTGAGCTAATTCACCTGGAGTCCAGGGTAATTCAAGGAAGCATACGTTTGAGGCCGCAGTCAGATCCAATCCAACGCCAGCAGCCTGAATGTTTCCTACAAATAATCGGACCTTTGGATCTGTTTGAAACTTCTGAACAGCATCATGTCGCTTTTCCATTGGAACTGAACCATCTATCTTAACAGCTACATTTTTGAAAGCTTCCATGATAGCATCTATGGCGAACTTATGAATAGCAAATAAGACTAACTTTTCGTTGTTTTCAAAATAATCTTCGATCCATCCTATTACCTGGGCTAACTTTCCCTTAACAGCAACCTGTCTCAGTGTCGCTATTCGAGTAATTATTTCAGCGTTGCGGGCACGATGGGCTGCGGATTGACCACGAGTGGATGAAATGAATTGAATAAAGTGGTTTTTAGCGAATCTGTATTCAGCTTCATTATCCAACGTTAAAGGAACATATGAATACATCTTCGGAGGTAGTTCAGTGAGAACTTCCGATTTCAACCTTCTTATCATTATGGTAGATGTCAATCTCTCGTGTAACTCCTTTGTATGAGTCGCTCCGGTGAAGTTCCATCCAAATCCATCATAATAGGCTCCGCAGTAACGCTGTGCAAACTTCCAGGCATCTGGAAACAATAAGGGAGAAATAATTCTGATAGCATTATACGCCTCAATAGGCCGGTTTACGATAGGAGTCCCACTCAATGCTATCACATGCGGGATTCCTTTACTTAACATCTTAATTGCCTTTGTTCT